TCCTCCGGCGGCTCCTTTTCCGCCCGCCTTTTTCCGTATGCGCAGTAGAAGCTCGGCGGCACTTCGCAATCAACGCAAACGCCGTGGGAGCAGCACAGATAGCTTATTTCATCGTAGCTGTATTCGCAGTCCTTGCATCTGACCACCGGCACCGCATCAACAGCTTCCTCCGCCAGCATCTTCATCCACTCACAGTCGGTCCACTCACGGTCTGCAGGCTCACAGCCCATTCCCGGATACATTCTGTCGCAGATACTACAGATAATATCCACTGCAGTTTCATTTTTGATGTATGGCTTAATCATAGACAGCCTCCTTTTCGTCCATCTTTGCACCGCAGTTGGGGCAGTAGTGGGTTTTCACGACCGTCCCACGCCCGCAGCGTTCGCAGCTGTATGTGGTGTGTGGAATTGGCACACCGCCCGATGGTGTCCATCGCCAATAGGAAGAATCTACGCCTACCCACCACCCATGCACCACAGGTGCAACATCAGCGGCGGGAGTATCTGCCAGCACTCGTTTTGCATCTGCCATTGTAGCGTTTGGTTCGGTTACTTCCAAGGCGGTCAACTTGGCAATCGCTGTTCCCCGGTTAATGTATTCATCCATTTTCAGCACCATCCTTTCTTTCGCCGTAGGAGCAGAAACCGTCCGGCGGCATCCTGTACTCCTCGTCGTACCGAGCCCGTCTATGACACCACCCAGCCTTGATGTTCTTTCCATCTATGAGTAGCGATGTCTTTCCGTAGTTCTTGAAGTGCTTACAGTCCTTACAACGCGCCACCGGTGCAACATCAGCGGGCTGGAAACAATCTACCTCATCGAGCATATCGTCAACCCAACAGGCACGACACCAGCACCCGTTGTGGTCTTTTCCCTCCGCCTTGCACGGCTTACAATAACGCTCCTCAACGCTTTTCTTAAACGCTTCCCGGTCAATGTATTCAGCCATTTTCAGCCCTCCTGTTCCATGCTTCGATTGCTTTTTCTTTGCTGGGCAGCCCAGATACTTTCATCTCCTTTGTGTGGAGGCCATCACCAGCCCTATATCTCCCACAACCGGCAGTCCACCCAAAGTCTGCTCTATCGTAGGTATCGTACATATGGATAACAGTTGCAACTCCACCGCACTCAGGGCAGCGTTTCAATTCAGCCATATCACTCAACCTCCTTAGCCATCAGCAAATCCTTGTAGTCCAGCAGCAGCGCCCATATCTGCTCCGCATCGTCATGGTCGAGGGTGACTGCACCCTCTGCGTCAACGGCAGCAGCCAGCCGGTCTATGTCCCGGATTACTTCGTAGTAGTCCTTTACGGTCATTGGCTCACCCTCCAAAATTCTCAAGATAATATTGCTTGCCGTCCTGCCAGCCTTGGTAATACGCTGACTGCTCCCGGCGTTCCTGTTCCTCTGCGGTGATCTCCGCCTGGGCCACTTCATCCAAATGATTCCACCTTTCGGCCGAAATAGCCGATAGAACCATTATGCAGAAAGCAGCTAAGATTATCGTAACTGCCGCTGCCGCCCAGTTCCTCATAGCGAATCCCTCCTAAATCCGAAGAATGTCTTTATTTGCGGCAGGGTCTCCAGCCTGTGGCCATCTACCGTTATCAGCGCTGCGTAGCCCCCGCCTATCCAGCCATCGTGCCAAATCTCCCGGGCTTCGAAGTAATCCACGCTCTCCCGTCGCTCCGTGGTTTTGCCGCATATCCTTATCTCGATGCCGATTTTCCCATCCCGGCGCTTTATCCAATTCTTGGGGCGCTTATACTTACCGGATGCCGCCGCATCCTTGTAGCATTGCTTTGAGCAGTACTTTTGTCCTGGCTGGCCGAAATAGTCCTTCCCGCAGTATTCGCATTTCTTCGGCTCAGCTTTTTTCATACTGCTTTTGCGGGCCCGGATGCTGTCCATGGCCTTTTGGCACTCCTTGCAATACAGCTGCCGGGTGTTGGTGCTGCCTATCGGCCCTCCGCATCTCTTGCAGGGCCGGTTGGGGTCTCTCTTGATTCCATAGCGATACAAGATCGATGCCACAGAGCCGTAATCAAGATCAAGAATTAAGGCAATCTCCCTGTTGGTCTTGCCCTCCCGCACCAGCTGCTCCAGGAGCTCCGGGTCGTTTGAATTAGAACAGCCGATTTTGGCGGTAGGAGACGCTTTATCGTATGACATCATAACTCACCACCTTTTCATGCTCGGCCATCTCTGCGCGCATTTTTATGGCTTTGGTGGCAGCGTTCCATCGCTTGATAAATTCCTCGGCGCTTTGCCCCTCAAAAAGCGGATTCTCCCGCTCTATTTCCGTTCCGCGTTTACCCATTGTGTTACCTCCTCTATGTCAATTTCTGTTCTTGGGTTTTTTGGGTCATATGCCCCACGCAGCCGCAGCTCGACATGGTCAAAGCTATCATCGGCGATTACTCCACGGTGCACCAGCCCGTCCATCAGCATCTTGCCGTTGTAATTGTCTGGGTCGTGCCTGTGCCTGGTTGGGAAGTAGTAGGTGATGGTCACCACCGCCTTGCCCATTGGTTTGCACTTGGGGCAGTATGCAACAAACAGCTGCAGCCAGCGCTGCTTTTCTGCCCGGTACTCCCAGCCATTCAGCCGTCCTGCGTACTTGTTCAAAGATGGCGGGATTTCGGGGATCGTGATTTTCATGTGTCCTCCTCAAATCCCGGCAGGACGGTTTGCCCTGGAAGTATGCCGTCCTCCATCCACCAGTGGAACACATCAACGCCAGTTTCGTCCATCTCCACCCCTCTGGGCATACCCCGCAGCCGCCTCATTTCCATCATCTTGTCAAATGCCCTTATGTACGCTTTTTTGTATGTTGGGTATCTTGCGAACTCTGCGTATCTATGCTTTCCTGCCATTGGGCAACCGATGCACCCGACACGCTTCCAGCCCTCCGAGTACAGACTGCACAGTTTAACTTTTTCCCCTGTCAGGAAGTCCATGACATCATTTGTCTCCCAATCGATGATTGGGTTTGAAACTCGTTTTCCTTTCATCGTGCAAGTTTCAAACAGCCGCCTGTCCTCGTCGTTATCGTTGTTTAGGAATATAGACTTTTTCCTCCTTTTGGAAATAATCTCTAGCGCACCGCGACTTTTCCTCGCGGTGCTTTCGTCCCACCTAACGCCTGTTGTTATCATTCTGTCTTTCCCGCCGCCCTCTTTTAGCTCATCGCAGCAGTATCTTACAAGGCGGGTCGGTGGAATTAGCTTCCTCGGGATTAGGTTCCACATTGTTGTGCGTGTGCCGTCCGGTTGTGTGTGATAATCTATTTCGCATTTAATCCCTGCGAGTTCAAGTTCTCTGAATTTATCACGCACATGGTACACCGTTTCCGGCGCGTCTGCTGTTGTGTGACTATGCTGCACCTCGAATGGTATCTTTGCAATCTGTGCAAGGCGCAATACCGTGTCACTGTCTTTCCCACCGCTGTATGTTACCAGCAGCGGCTTGTCGTACAATGCCTGCGACATTTCAGCGGCTTCCCGTAATCTTTTTACGGCTATGTCAACTTTGTCACTCATGCGTTCTCCTCCATCGTCCGCTGCGCCAACGCCAGGTCATAGCTGGGCAGCTGCTTTACCTCTGCCATACCGGCCAGCTTTGCCCGGATATCCGCAGGCAGGGCTTGCATTTTGCGCTCGCTCTCCTGCCTTGCCCGGTAGCTGCGCATAAAGTTGGACTGTACCACGCTCTGCACTGTCCCGGTGTCCATGCTGGCCCATTCCCGCAGCTGGGATGGGTGTCCTACCAACCGTTGTAGGTTCTCCGGCAGGGCTGCAAACTCTTTCTCGCTGTTGTAGCCGCTGTTCCGCAGGGCCTTGGCAATCAGCGCCCATGCTTCCCACTCGGAGAGTTCCGCCGGTCTGTTGATCTCACCAATAGCGGCTATGATAGCCCCAATGTGTGGAGGGAAGCCCTTGCGGTCGCTGGCAATGTGGGACTTAACCGCCGCTGCCACAAGGTTAGCCGGGTAGTCTGCCAGCATCTCCGCCCACAGATTTACCACCGCTTCGGCATCCTGCCGCTTCATGTCCCGGTAATAACCGGGGTATGCAGCCTTCAAAATCGACATGATTGCAAGTGTTTCAGATCGGGTCATGCTCTCCCTCCTCCCTCAACATCTGCAGGAACACATTGTCGGTTCCGTCCTGTGCCAGCTCGTCCTCCCACCTGCGCTGGTTCAGCCATGTCGCAGGGTTTGGTATGTACTGGCCGTTGTTCTCCCGCCATTGGCGGCTCTGCTTCTGTGCATTCACAGCGGCTATC